GATTGCTGCCAATAAAATTTAAAATACCAGCCTTATAATCAAAAAACCATTCATCATTATTACCGGAGCCGGCAGCAAATAATCGAGTTCCGCTTGTTTGTGGGTTGGATGTTCCGGATGGAGCAGCATATACTTTTACTTGATAAGCCGCCCCAAATTCAACCGGGATCCAGTTTTCTAAATTTGTTTTCCAGGTTCTATTAGCGGTAGAGGTATTATCCTCAACGGCTTCAACAGCACTTTCGCCATTAGCACTATCATCATATATTTCTACATATAATGTTGTATCTGCCGGAAACACTTGGGGAATTGACTCTGAATACGCCCAAATTTGATCACCTCTAATTAACATAGGTGATGAAAGTGCTTCATTGGGGGCGGCTTTAATACTATTTTGATCGGTTTTGGCTACGCCATATCCAACCTTCTTCCAAAGAAAATCGACTTTTTGATTGTCAGAAATTGTCATTTATTTTTTCCTGTTACGATATGCTTAGTGAAGATATGGTTTGACCGCTTGATAATTTGATTCTAACCAATGCAACATTATTTGTAGCATCAGATAAACTTTCAGTTCCTAATGTAGTGGTAAATACTCCATTAGTAATAGCAGTACCATTAATTGGAGGTAATGTGCCGACAGTACAACCATTAGACCCATTACCGCCCGCTCCCGCTCCCGGAATTCCGACACCCTCATGTGAAATGCTAGCATCTAGCCATCCATTAATTGTTGAGGTATTATCTATTTGTGTGCCTGGCGCAGCAATATAAAGCCCACTAATACCATTACTAGCATTAATATTTATGTTAAAATTTGATATTGCGGTTCGTCTGAATGCAAATGTAAAATATTGATCGCCGGTATCATTAGATCTATCCGGTCCAGCCGGCAGATATGTTGAGTAGTCTACTGCATTATTAGTAATGTTACCCCACCTGACTGTTGCTTCTAATGTACCCTCAACACCAGGATCAGCGTTTTGTGAATATGTATTATTTGTATAGAAATTTGTAGCTGTTGGAATCGTTGGGGTATCAGTAGTTGCACTTGAAAAATCAAAAATTCTTATTGCATTATCGCTATATGTTCCACCAATTGCTCCAACTGAAAGATTTGTTTCATCAATACCAGATATTGACCCAGAATATACTTGAATATTTTCGGTTAAATTACTATAAGAACTAGTCCCATTAATATTACGGGCTCTTATTTTTAAAGTTTCAACTGCACGGACATTATTTGGGCCAACCGTAAAGTTTAATGAACCAATTGAATATGGAGAAGCAACACCAGTTTCTTTAATTGGTATACCTCCACTTAACATTGTTACTGCGCCATCAATTCCAGAATAATTATAGTTTTGTGTTGATATAACAGAATTAGATGTTCCTTCTAAATTTGTACCAGAAGTAATACTAACTACGTCAGAAAGATCAGTATATGTTTGGCCAATAAGATTAGAAATTGCTGTACCGCTTAAAGTAAGGGTAGCATTAGTTGTATAATAAGGAATTCCGGAAATATATTTTAATGTCCCGGCTGCAGTTTCAGTAATATTACCAACCGTAGAAATTGATGGCGCTACTGTTAAATCATCTTTTACTAATGTAACGGTATTTGTTTGACCAACACCTTCGTGTTTAATAAACATATTATTAATACCGGTTGGCAAATCAGTAACTGGTTTAGTAATTCTTGCTATAAACCCATCAAATAGTTTTGGATAATATATACTAGAATTAAAAGAAATCGAAGATCCAGTACTTGACAATAAATTAAAATCACTTGAATCAGTAATTACCAATGCCCCGTTATCAGCATTATTAATTGGGGCCGACATATCAGCGCCACCATCTGATGCATCGTTAATATATGCAACCAAATATCCAGATTTATTATTATAAGCAAAAGTAGAAGTTGTTGTTGTTGTGGCATTAGAAGATATAAATCGCTCTATATTTGCGCCAGCTGTAATTGTAGTAGTGCTTGTATTATTTGTAACGTTAGCAGCAAGTTTTGCGTCCTGTCCATTCAAAGCAATAGTTTTATTTGCTAATGTCTGTGGGCTAGCTGGATTATCATCATATACTTTTAATGATATTGCGCCAGATGTTGGAATAGATGACGGCAATGCGGTAGTATGTGAAGTTAATGTTAATGTTAAAGCATCTAAAGCGCTTCCACTATTACTACCGGCTTGCCATTGATGTAGCAACCTATTACCATTTACGCCACCATCTGCAATGTCAGATGCAATAGTATCTACATTGCCATCTGCCCAATTCATAGTATAGGTAACATCAGCGCCTGTAGTATTGGTTGTAATATTTTCAAGATATAGTGAACCGCCTTCAATGACATATAAATTATTGCCACTTAACGGAGACCCACCAACAGCATCCTTATATAATCTAAATGCAACTGATGGATCGGCAGTATAGATAATAATATAGTCTTCTAATGTTGAAGATGCTTCCATACCAGAGCCATATCCACCGTTATTATATGCTCTAACTGTTACCGTATATGGAGAACCCACATTTGTTGCATATACATGTGATGGTGTAGCATCGCTAGTAGCAGAATCAACTGATCCGTCGCCCCAATAAACATCATATCTGTTTGGTGTTCCGTCAACATTTAAATTTAAGGTAACATTTGTTCCGGCGCCGCCGGCTGTTGGCGAACCAGTAAATGATACAGATCTTACAAATGTATTATTTCGCACATTGTTTAAAGCTTCATTTAAATGATCAATTGCTTCAACTACTGGTTTGGTAATATCAAAACCAGTAAATGCGCCGTCATTTACGTTTCCATCAACCGGAGCACCTAAAGTAGTGGTCGATCCAGAAGGAATAGCAACCTTCGAATTAACAAAATCAGAATCAATTACATTTAAAATAAATGCGGAGTCTCTGAAGATATCATCTTGACGTGCTCTAATATATGTAGCATCAACCAGTGATAAAATATCACTGTCTACACGACCCGCGGTATAATAAAGATTATCGCCTTCAGCAAGATCAGTAGTTGATTTAGTGCTTAGTGCAGAATCAAAATCCGAATCAAATCCTAAATATTGACCAGTAAAGGTTGGCGCCACAATACCTTTATTAAATACAAATTTGTCTAGGCTTGCGTTATATGTTAAAGATGCACCTGCACCATCAATTAAAAATCCAGCGCCATCTGCAGAAATTGCATCTGGTGAGCTATCAGCAATTATAATTAGTTTATCATTAACACTTAAATTAGTCGAATTAATAGTAGTGGTTGTGCCTTCAACTCGTAAATTCCCACGAATAATAACTTCGCCCGAATCAACGGCATAGGGATATGGATCAATTACAAATTGACTTGGGCCTCTTAGAGCACCGGCAAGTGTGGCAGTCCCGGCCGCAATATCTGCAAAATCTGTTGTTGGTCTATTATCACTATCTAATTTCCGCAAGAATAGTTGTTCACCAGAATCAACTATGGCAAAATCTTTAAGATAAATTGCGCCAGTTTCTTGTTTTAAAATAGTTGTTTCGGTGCCAGCCGAATCTACGGATTTAACTATAAATTCGCCCGTAGCATCGGAAATTGACAAATTACCAATATAAATTGTTTCACCAGCAACATATAAACCAGCAAATTTTCTATCGGGTGAACCCAAATTATATAAAGTATCGCCATCTGGGATAATATCCCCAGTGACTGTTACCCCAGCACCACCAAAAGCATCCGCATTACGGTCAGCAATATTAGCTAATACTGCTTGTTGTGATTGAATATACGGTGCATCTACTAATGATAAAATATCACTATCTACGCGCGCGCTAGTATAATAAAGATTGTTTCCTTCCGGAAGATTTTCTGTTGTAAACATTGCAGAAAATTCTGCACTATCAATACTTAAAGTATTATTAACAGTATTATAGGTTAGTCCAAGACCATCAATCGCCGCGGCATCAAGAGAAGTATTAAAATCACTATCAAAATTGGATTGGGTATAAACATGTTCAACATCAAAAGAAAATTCGCCGGATGCAGAATTATATGATAAATCACCAGCAGCCGAAAAATAATTTCTAATTGTTTCTTGAGATACTGTATCACCTAATGCAGAATCAAATCTGCTTCTTGTGTAATAAAGATTATCACCTTCAACAATATTAGTTGTTGTTTTAGTGGCTAGTCTTTCATCAAAAGATGAATCAAATCTTGCATCAAAAGCACTATCTGCCCGAGCAGTTGTATAATAAAGATTATCGCCTTCAGCAAGATCTGCTGTAGTTTTTGTTAATAGGCGCGCATCAAAATCACTATCAACTCGGGCCCGCGTATAGAATAAATTAAATTCTTCAATTAATTCTTTTGTTGTAGTGGCTGCCAATGATATAGCGGCTTTATTACCACTATTATCTTTAATAACAAGAGTACCACCAGAATCAGAAATTACTAGGCTTCCCATCATAATGGAATTGCCGCTTAAATATAAATCTCTGAATCTTTGGGTATTGGTTCCAAGATCTACTGCTTCAGTAGTACGAGGAATAATATTAGTTGTAATATCTTGTATTGCGGAATCAAAATTAAATACTGGGGGCTGATCAACTCTCGCATTAATATATGCGCTATCAATTAAAC